ATTGTTTGGTGGGCAACAAGAACAACCTGAAGTTGAAGTGCAAGATACGGAAGACACAGAAACGGAAGTTTAATGAAATCAATTAAAGATTTTAGAAACATTTTATTGGAAGAAGAAAAATCAGACTATAAACAGTTTGACCAATTAGTTCGTGCTGGTTTAGCCAATAAGGCACAGATACAAAAAATTCATCGTGTTTTAGACAAGATGAAAGAAGATAAACCAGTATTAACATCCGTTGATAGAGCGATTGTGCAAGATTTGTTAAATAAAATGGTAGATGTTGTTACCAATAATAAACAAATCTTTCAACAAACTCGCCGAGCAGTAAGAGAAGATATTGTTGATACTTCAGATTTTAAGATTGATAAATCTGGTCGAAAGTATAAAGCTCACCGAATTAAACTTGGTGATACACCTGCAGCTGATGGGTCAGTTGAATTGGCAAAAGAAGAAGTGGTTCAATTAACAGAAGCACAAGACCCACCTTTTGTATTGGTATTGAAGCGTAAAGCAATTCGTTTGTATCCTGATGGCACCAAGATTGCTCTATATCATAATGACCGATTAGATAAAGATTTTGCTGTACCTTATTCAACATCTTCTCAACCTGTTATTCAGGCTGAAGCAGTTGATGCAATTGGTCAGCTACAAAAGATTAAAGATTCTCATCAACACGGCACAGTAAACCATAAAGATGGTTCTGCCAGTAAAGTTGATGTTCAAACTGCACACGCTGTATTAACGGTGCATAAGAATTTGAATGATGAGAACAAAAAGAAATTTGCTGATATGGTGGCAAGGTCTGCACATCATATGCAAAAGGCGGCAGAGTTTTCATGGAAAAGCATGAAGTGAGCTTTGTAGAGCTAATTGCAAAAAACAAATTAATTGAGGCAAAAGAATTTATATTCAATCGCCTTGATGAAATTTCTGCTGACTATTTAGCAGAAGAAAAAGAATTTGTAGGTAGAAATACTTATGTTGAAGTAGAAGAACAATTAGACGAGGCCTCAACGAATGTAATTAAAATGGGTCGAGTCAAAAAGATTCGCCGCCGTATTCGTAGAAATGCACAAGGCAGAATTATTGTTCAAAAAAATATAAGAAAGTCTGCAATAAAAGGTTACAGAGTATCAGGTAGCACAGTTAAAAGAATACCTGCTATTGAAAGAATACAGAAAGCAAGAAAATTAAAAAGGTACTGGAAGACAAAAGGTAAAGCAAAATTGCGTAGAACATTACTCAAAAGAAAAATGTCTATCAGACGCCGAACATCCATGGGAATAAAATAAAATGCCAATAGAGATTTCAAATACATTAAGGTCAGTTTCGGTTGTTCGTGTTGAAGGCACTGGCACCTACTATGCTAATCTTATTTCTTTAGCAACCAATAGTAATGAAGTTGTTAGTGCTGCTAACATTAAACGAATTAACTGGTCAACAAACGGTAACATTACTATTGTTCGCAATGGCAATGTAATTGGTACATTCCATAATGCAGGTGAAATTAGGTGTGATGAGTGGGCATATTCAATTGCAAACAACAACACATCTAATGTAGTCATTACAATTACAACAGGCGGAACATTATTTTTAGAATTATCTAAATCTGCCAATTACACAACACCACTAACAGGAATGTAATATGAAGCTTATTACAGAGAGAATAGAAGAAGTTCAGTATGTTACTGAAGCTACTGAAAACGGCAAAAAGAACCTGTATATCACGGGTCCTTTTTTAGTTTACGACAAACCAAATAAAAACAACCGACTTTATACCAAAGATACTCTATCTAAGGAAGTTGGTCGTTATAATGAGGAGTTTGTCAAAACAAATCGTGCCTTAGGTGAATTAGGTCATCCTGATACTCCATCTATTAATTTAGAGCGTGTATCACATAAGATTGTTTCGCTTGAGGACAATGGTGAGGCATTCATTGGTAAAGCGATGATTTTAGAAACACCCTACGGTCAGATTGTTAAAAACTTTATTGATTCTGGTGTTAACCTTGGAGTATCTTCTCGTGGCATGGGTTCACTCACGCAAACAAGAGAAGGTTATAACTTGGTACAAGATGATTTCAGATTGGCAACGGCAGCTGATATCGTAGCAGATCCATCTGCTCCAGGTGCATTTGTTAATGGGATTATGGAGAACAAAGAATGGTTATTTGTTGATGGTCGTTTCGTAGAGGCCGACATTGATTCAGCAAAAAGACAGATTAGACAAGCATCACGCAAAGACATAGAACAGGTTGCCTTAACCTTGTTTGAAAACTTTATCCGAAAACTTTAATTTTATAAATAGAAAATCATAAGGAGATTCCTAATGGCATCAAACAAATTATTTGAGGCAGCCGCAGAAATTCTTGCACAAAGCAAGAGTGCTGCACCAGCTATGCCTACACAAAAACTAGATGGCGAAGTTATTGACTTGGGTGGACCAACACCACAAGACAGTAAGCCAACTGACGATTCTAATAAAATCGACACAACAAAGGGCGCTAAATCTGCAACTGCTCCAACAACGAAGCCATCTGCCGCTTCTGCCAAAATGGAAGAAGCAGAGTCCAATGAAGAAATCATTGCTGAAAAAATGCATGATGACGAGAAAAAAGAAATGATGAAGAAAAAGATGAAAGAGGACATTGACGCCCTTTTTGCTGATGATTCTACCATTTCAGAAGAATTCAAATCTAAAGTTTCTACAATTTTTGAAGCTCGTGTCCAAGACCGTGTTACTCAAATTGAAGAAGAAACCGAAGAGCGTTATGCTGGTATGCTTGAAGAAGCAGTTGAATCCATCAAGCAAGATTTAACAGAGAAAGTTGATGACTACCTATCTTACATTGTTGAGCAATGGATGGAAGAAAATCAAATCGCTATTGAATCTGGTCTCCGTTCAGAAATGACCGAAGATTTTATTGCCGGTTTACGCAATCTATTTGCAGAGCACTATATTGATGTGCCTGCAGAAAAAGTCGACCTCGTTGATGAGTTGGCTGGTAAAGTTGAAGAACTTGAAACCAAACTCAACGAAGAAATCGAGCGTGGTGTTAGCTATGCTAAGGCATTAGTTGAATCTCGCAAAAAAGAAATTACTGCCGAAGTATGTGAAGGTCTCATCGCAACTCAAGTTGAAAAAATCAAATCACTCGCAGAGAGTGTTGAATTCTCCACAGAGGACGAATACAAAGAGAAACTTGAAACAATCCGTGAGAACTATTTCCCATCTGGTGTTAAAAAAGCCAGTGAATCACAACTTCAGGAAGAAGTAACTGATGGATCAGAGAAGCAGGTTGTTTCTAACGACCCTTATGTTTCCGCAGTTGCAAACGCAATTTCTAAAACAAAAATTTAATTAAACTCTAAGGAGAAACTCAATGTATTTGTCCGAACAATTACAGAAAAAATGGGAAGGCGTTCTGGATCATCCAGATATGCCAGCAATTAAAGACCCATATCGTAAAGCAGTAACAGCCGTAGTTCTTGAAAATCAAGTTCAAGAAATGCAAAAAGCTGGTAGCATCCTTCAAGAAGCTGGTTCCCCAACAAACTTTGCTGGTACAGGCGGTTTCGGTGGTGGTGCAGCTGCTGCAGGCCCTGTTGCTGGTTTCGACCCAATCTTAATCAGTTTGGTTCGCCGTTCGTTGCCTAACCTCATCGCTTATGATATTTGCGGTGTTCAGCCAATGACTGGTCCAACAGGTTTGATTTTTGCAATGCGTTCACGCTATGCATCACAAGGTGGTACAGAGGCATTCTTCAACGAAGCCAACACAGGTTTCGCTGGTGCAAACGGTGGCGGCGCTCAAATCGCTCTTACTGTTCCTACTGATACTGCTGCTAACAACACATTTGCTGGTAATGCTGCTGCAATCGCTGCTATGACCACAGGTAGTGCTGAAGCTTTAGGTGATGGCGCATCCGGTAATACATTCCAAGAAATGGCATTCTCTATTGAGAAAGTTACTGTAACTGCAAAGACTCGTGCTTTGAAGGCAGAATACTCATTAGAACTCGCTCAAGACTTGAAAGCAGTTCATGGTTTGGATGCAGAAACAGAATTGGCAAACATTTTGTCGTCTGAAATTCTTGCTGAAATTAACCGTGAAGTTATCCGCACAATCTATGGTGTTGCTAAGTTGGGTGCTCAAGTTGGTACAACAACTGCTGGTACATTCAACCTTGACACAGATTCTAACGGTCGTTGGATGGTTGAGAAGATTAAAGGTTTGGCATTCCAAATCGAGCGTGAAGCTAATACAATTGCC